AATTTCTCCTGTCTCTGCGTACAGATTATGTTTCCTCTTTGATATGACTTTGCATGGCTGACCTGCGAGGACAGGTCTCTCTCGACTTCCACCGCTTTTTTTTGCTGTGTACTATTCGGCCATCCGACTTCTGCCGGCCATTTACGGTTCTCCTTTCTACCGTTGTTCCGTATACCGGGCTTACGCAACCTGCCCGGAGCCTGGCAGACCTCCCCAGTTGACTTAAAATCCTTGATTACATGACCAGCCTTAAAACCCCGGGGAAGCAGCTGCATTCTCGCTCTTAACGACTACAGCTGTGTTGCTTTCAGTGTATAGGAGCACTTCTGCCTTCCCAATTTCATTTTAATATCGAAGCTATATACGGCTATGCCCTGCAATCCCGCTGTCTACGCTTAGCAGGCAACATCGCTGCTGTCCACCCAAGACTCGCTTGATGCGGTATAGCTTGTACCTTACACCGTGGGACTCTCACCCACTAAATTTCAAGCCCTTAGCTGGGCGCACCCTATAATATGAAAAACAGCCTGAACGCACATCACTTCATGCACTCAAGCTGCTTCATCAGGATATTGTAGGGAATACTGCCATCCTCGGTCTTGCCGTCCATATCAAGGATAGGGTTGGGATTGGCAGGCGGTTCTGCCGGAGAGGTCGGCTCTGCGGACGGTTCAGGGTCAGCAGGCGGCTTTTTCGGCTCGGTGTGTTTCGGACTGACGTCTTCCGGTTTCACACCCAGACGGTTCAGGACGATTAAATCCATCTGACGGCTGGAGAAAAGGTGCCCTGCCGTATCCTTCTGGAACGGCTTCTTTTCTTCGCCCTCGCCCGGTTCACTGCCGGGGTTCTCTTCCGGATCATCCGGGTCTGCCGGGTTTTCCTCCGGCTCTTCCTCTTTCTTTGCAAAGAGGATTTCGTTTGCAAAGCCCAGCTCCATCGCCTTCTTCGCATTCATCCACGTCTCATTGCTCATAAGGTTGGCGATGCGGGCATGGGTCAGGCCACTCTTTGCAGCGTAGGCATTGATGATGCTCTCCTTGACTTCGTTCAGCACCTCGATGGCCTTCTCCATATCTTTGGTGTTGCCCATCGCAACAGTGCTGGGGTCATGGATCATCAGCATGGCAACAGGACTCATCTGCACCTTGTCACCGGCCATTGCCACAACGGATGCCGCCGAAGCCGCGATCGCATCGATCTTGACCGTGATGCTGCCCTTGTAGTCCCTGAGCATGGTATAGATCTCGGCAGCAACGAACACATTACCACCCGGAGAGTTGATCCAGACGGTCACATCTCCCTCGCCGGATTCCAGCTCATCCCGGAACATCTGCGGTGTGATCTCATCGCCCCAGAAAGATTCCTCATCGATGGGACCTTCCAGCCGGAGGATTCTAGTGTCGTCACTGTTTTTGATCCAGTTCCAGAATTTCTTCATCGGGTTCTCCTTCCTTTTCTTTGAGGCTTACTCTCACTCAGCCGGTTATCGCTGTCAGGTTCTTCTTCCGGGTCAGGCTGTATTTCTTTGGGCTGATTCTGCTGGACTGCGGCAGCTTTATTCTGCTGCGCCACACCTGCATCCCTCAGCTTCACATAGCCGCCGTTCAGGTAGTAGTCGTCACCGCCCTCTTCTGCCGGGATCAGGTCCATGTTTTCGAGCCGATGCACATCATTCGGTGAGAGGAATCCGTTGCTGATACCTGTTGCATAGCCATTCATCCGGCTCTGGTAATCACCACGGAGCAATCCATCCACATTGAACTTCGGGAAGTAGGTATCCTGTTCCTCTTCCAGCAGCAGATCCTTGATGATGCCCTGCTCGATGCGGACAAGCCACGGGGTCAGGGAGTGCATCACAAAGTTCAGCGACTGGTATTCAATGTTGGAAAAGGTCGCTCTCGATAGATCCGCTACCAGATGCGGAGGCACACGGAAGATGCGGCAGATCTCTGTCACCGAGAATTGCTTCGTCTCCAAGAACTGACTGTCCTCTGGTGGCAGGGATATCGGCTTGTAGGCCATGCCCTCTTCGAGCACTGCCACACGATGCGCATTAGATGCGCCACCATAAGCCGCCTCCCAGTTGTCCCGGACACGGTTCGGGTCTTTCAGGACACCGGGGTGTTCCAGCACACCGCTGGGCTGTGCGCCATTCTTGAAAAACGATGAGCCGTACTTGTCCACCGCAATGGAAGTGCCGAGGCTGTTCTTCATCATGGCGATTGGAGAAAAACCAATCAACCCATTAAAGCCAAGCCCCGGCACGTGGAAGATTTCGTCTCGGCGAAAGTAGATATCCTTGTTCTGCTCTCCCGGAACTTCATCCGTATATGCGTGGTAGATATAGTAGGGTTCCCCGCTCTCGTCACGGTCCACTTCGACGTTTTCCGGCAGTAGTGGATACAGCCCCAGCACGGTGTTCTTGCCATCCCGAACGATTTGTGCGTAGGCATTGCCCCAAAGCAGCAAATGGGTCATAAGCGTTTCCCAGAAGACAAAAGATATCATTTCCGGGTTGGGCTGTCGGTACAGAATCTTGTACAGCGGATGATCCCGTGCTTTTTCTTTGTTGCCATTGTCGTCCGTCACCCGGTAAAGATGCAGCGGCAGTGCCGCAATGGACTCTGCCAGCAGACGGACACAGGCATACACGGTCGGGATCTGCATGGCGGCTTTCTCGTCCACCTGTTCCCCGGCATTGGAACGGCCAAACACAAAGGTCTGCCCGGAATCGCGGACATTATCCGTGACCTGCGGCAGACCTTCTTTCGGCTGTTCTGTTTTGGGAGAATCCCTTGGGTTCTCAAACCCCATCCATTCCCAGAATCCCATCAGGCATTATCCCCTTTCTCCAGTTCCGGCAGACCGGCAAGGCTGGTACCAAGGGAAGCAACGCCGGCCACAATAGCCGCACTGCCGATTGCCACCCAGTCCACACTGCCACCGGGGAGCTGGGTCACGACCAGAGCTGCACCGGTCTGACACATGGTCTTGACCGCACGGATGCCGGCTGCTTTCCACCATTCTGCACTCATCAGATACTTCATTGTGTTTTCCTCCAAATCTTCAAATCAAAAAACAATCATGTCACGTTCATCGTAAACGCTTCCCTGCTGCTGTCCTTCGTTTCGGATGCAGCGGTCCAGTGCCATGATCGCAGCGACTACACCATCAATCTTATCTGCACTCTTACTTTTCGTCGGCTTGATATTACCCGCCGGGTCGGTGTCCACGACCACGTTGCCAGCCATCCATGCCATGACCGGGTTGCCGCCGTGGATGATGCGCCCTTCCATCAGGAGCTTATAAAACTCCTTGGTGGGCGGACTCATATCTTTGAACCCCTGGCCGAAAGGCACGACCGTGAAGCCCATTCCTTCAAGGTTCTGGGGCATCTGCACGGCTCCCCATCGGTCAAAAGCAATCTCCAGAATGTGATAGTTCTTACCCAGCTCCTCGATGACTTTCTCGATGAAGCCATAGTGGATGACATTGCCCTCGGTCGCCATCAGGTAGCCCTGCTGATACCAGACATCATACGGAACAGACGCCCTGCGCACACGCTACGGAATGGTGTCCTCCGGAATCCAGAAGAACGGAAGCATGATGTACTTTTCCTCTGGAACTCTTGGTGGGAACATCAGCACAAAAGCCGTGATGTCTCCGGTGCTGGACAAGTCCAGTCCGCCATAACAGTCGCGGCCTTTGAGAGCTTCCATATCGATTGGCTGATTGCCGAGATTGTAGATGTGCTCCGGGATAAATCTCGTCAGCGAGGACACCCACATATTCAGACGAAGCTGCTTGAACACATTCTCCTCTGCCGGATTATCCAGGGCTTCCTGGTAGGCATCCCGAACACGCTGGATCTGGATGGTCTGTCCTAATGAGGGATTTGCCTTATACCAGTTGGCTTCATCATGCCAGTCATCCTCGTCCGTCAGACCGTAGACCACCGGGTAAAAGGTGTGGTCAATCTTACGGCCGTTCAGCAGATCAAGTGCCTTCATGTGCAGCTCGTAGCAAATGCTCTCCTTATCCGTACCAGCCGTGGTGATCAGGAAGAACAACGGCTGCTCACGGGCATCACCAGAGCCTTTGGTAAGGACATCGTAGAGCTTGCGGTTTGGCTGGGCGTGTACCTCATCCAAGACGAGGCCGGACACATTCAAACCGTGCTTCGTACCAACTTCAGCAGACAGGACTTGGTAGAATCCCGCGTTGCCATAGTTCACAATACGTTTGGTGGCTGCCATGATCTTGCACCGCTTCAGCAGTGCCGGAGTCATCTGCACCATCTGATGAGCAACATCAAAAACGATGGATGCCTGCTGACGGTCTGCCGCAGCACCATACACTTCAGCAGAAGGTTCGTTATCGGCAAACAGCAGATACAGAGCCACCGCTGCGGCAAGCTCGGATTTACCGTTCTTCTTACCGATTTCGACATACGCCGTGCGGAACTGACGGTTGCCGCGCTCATCCACGATACCAAACACATCCCGGATGATCTGCTCCTGCCACGGCAGAAGCCAGAACCGCTTCCCCGCCCACTTGCCTTTGGTATGGCGCAGGTTCTCGATAAAAGTCACAGCCCGGTCTGCCTTGGCTTCATCGTAGTGGCAGGTCGGGAGCATGAACCGGCTGGGTTTGTAATCTTTCAGTTTCGGATAGTTTTTAGGTCTTGTTTCTGCCATCAATTACCACCTCCCAGCAGATTCTCCATTTCATCAGTTGCATCCGCAGGTCCGCCGTCCGAGGCAATGATCCGGCTTCGAGAGGACGGGGTCAGACCGAACTGCTCTGCGAACTTGTTCATAATCTTCAGATAGGTCTGAGCGATGGACACCTGCGGCACTTGCTGCCAATAACCAGGCGGCGTCTTGACGATGGTGCCGTGCTGGGTGATGAACTCCTCGGCCTCTTTCCATCGGGCATACGCCTGACAGTAACCGGCAAAGGCAGCCATATCCACTTCGGTCAGGATGCCGATGGCTTCCATCTGCTTGGCCAGTCTACGCCACTCTTTCTTTGCTTCCGGTTCCAGCCATTTCGGACAGGCCGGTGCTTTCTTATTGGGCTTCGGTTCGCTGGTATTCAGCGGATGCTTGCCCGGATTGCCTTCCAGCTCTTTCATCGCGGTCGGCTTTGGTTTTCTGCCTCTGGTAGCCATTGGCATCCCCTCCTCTCTGCAAAAATGGGCATAGAAAAAGCCGGGATGTATTTCTACACCTCGGCTTGAGCGGTATCATAGTTTTAGATTCTTGCCAGAAGTTCAGTCGGCGTAAACGCCATGACTTTGCTCTGGGTGAAATCCTTCAGATTTCTTGTGATAATATAGTCGGCATGGACAGATTCCGCAGTTGCACTTTGAACGGCATCCTCGAAATCTTTCCATTTCATGTTCACAGCTCTTTCCAGAACTGCCGGACTAAAATCTGCAAATTCAAAAATCAGATTCAGCTTACGAAACACTTCCTCAATCTGGTCTGGAGTCAGCTGCTTTCTCATGACATACATCATATTTGCATAGGTCAATGTGGAAATGTAACCCTTTGCCTGTTCCGTCTCGCAGAGCTTCCAAATCATTGAGGATGCTTTGACAAATTCCGGTCGGTTCAGAAGAACATCCAGCACGATATTGGTATCAATCAACAGAACCATACTTTGCCCTCATGCTTTCTGCCTTGACCTCATCCAAGTCATAGTCTTCTTTCAAAATTCCGGTAAGGGAATCTGTCAGGTAAGACACAGCGGCATCTTTCGGAATGAAACGGCCAACTTCCCGTCCATTCTTTGTCACGATGATTTCCTGTCCGGACATCACAAGATTCAGATATCTTCCGAAATTGTTCTGCATTTCGGTTGCAGTTGCGGTTGCAGTAATCATATCATCGCCTCCTTGTTTTAGCTAATTTTATTATACTCCAAATTAGCTATTTTATCAACCAGTCTGTAAAATATATTTTGAACACATCGGATACGGGGCACAGCCCCTTTCGGGGCGTGTGTCCTTTAGTGGTTAGGCGTTGGGATTGGCTTCTTTCCAAGCCTCATACTCATCGACCAGCTCTGCTTCTTCGATGACCTGCCAAACTGCGCAGAAGCGAATCCGCTGCTGCTCGATTTCCTCTGCCGACCAGTGTTCCGGCTGGCGGCCATGTCGTGGTAGGCATCCATTTCTGCCTTCGTCCGGAAGAAAAGAATGTGTTTCAGCTTCTGCGTTTCTTCGTTGTTCCGCAGGCTGTACCGCTTGTCCTCTGCCGCCCTGCAAAGGTTTCCGAGGTCATCGCAGCTGATGGTCATGTCCTGCTTGAAGGCAATCTCGATGCCCACCAGCTTCTTCTCGGTGTCGGCTTCCTGAATGTTCTTGAGGTAGATTTTTGCTTTGTTCGTCATGGTTTTGTTCCTCCGATGCGTTTTTTCTTCGGGGCTGTTCCCCTTGCTGTGACTGTATATTACCGTCTATCTGACACATATTCAAGCGGCTATGCTGCACGATCATCTGCACCAGTATTTGTCGGATTTATGTGTATTTCCACACAGGAAGAATCTCACCACAACGAGCAAAAGCCCCCGTCTGGGAGCCCTGCCCTTGGTGCTTACTGCACCTGGCTGATTGCCCATGCCATTGCGTGGCCGCCGTCCTCGAAGCTCATTTCCGACCTCTCGCAGAAGTTCAGGCGGCATTCGCATTCGCAAAGCCCGGTTTCTTCCGGCGTTTCGATGAACTCGTAGATGCCTGCGATGAATCCGCCTTTCCAGTAGCGGTCTGCCATCAGGATGTGGTCGCCGTATTTACACACCATGCCGTCCCCTGCGGTGACCTGCATTTCGAGGCGTTCCTGGGTGGTTGTGGTCTTGAAATTGTACTCGTTTTTCTCTGCTATGAATGTGCGTTTCATGGTGAAATCCTCCGTGTTTTCGTTATTCCGTAGGGCTTTGTCCCTTTCGGTAGGTGTATATTACCGTCCTGTGCGGAGGAATGCAAGCGGCTATACTACACGATCATCCGCCCGAAATACCGAACAGAATGTACATCAATCCTCATCCTCGGCATCCTGCTCCATGAGGTCTACGATGGAATCGTAGAAGAACTGCGGGTCATATTCCAGCGGCTCTCGTCCCTCGGCCTTGTCCATTTTGATCTGGTCAGAGACCATCTCCTCGGCATCCTCCAGCGTAAAGGCGTCCTTGTCACCGTCATCCATGTGGTTGTAGATTTCCACGATGACATCCATCATTCGTTCTTCCATGTGCTTTTCCTCCTCGGCGCATCCCACGCCGCCACATCTGCCCCTGTCTGGGGTGTCTTTGCTTTCTTCGGATTGTTCTGCCGCCCGTGGCACAAGCCCCTGTGTGGGGCTGTGTCGGGCTGTCTGGGGCTTAGCGTTTCGCCTTGCCCAGCAGGTAGGCTTCCTCCATCGCCTTCTGGATGCCCCAGACCGGAACTTCGATTTAGTCCTCGCTGTCACATCCATGCTCTTCGAGGTCGCCGCGGCTGTCCACCGCTGCCATCAGGCGCTTGGCAATCTCCAGCAGAGCTTTTTCCTCGGTCTTGGTGATGTTCTTCTTCAT